GCATTGGTTTCTGACGTAGACGCTGCGCTAGCAGATGATGCTGCGTTGGTAGCGGACGTTGAAGCATTAGTAGCTGATGTGGATGCTGCTGAGGCACTGGCTGCTGCATTGGTCTCAGCAGTCTCAGCATTGGTCTCAGCTAGCTCTGCGGCTGTCTGTGCTGTTTCAGCAGCTGCCTGTGCAGTCTCTGCGTTGGTCTCAGCTAGCTCAGCTGCTGTCTTAGCAGTCTCTGCCGATGTGGCTGAGGTTGACGCAGCTGAGGCACTAGCACTAGCTTCGTTTGCTTTGGTAGTGGCAGTCTGTGCATAGGTGGCAATCTGGGAAGCGTAAGCGTCTGTGCTTGCGTCCCCTGCTCCACCATCTCCACGATATAACGGCATCTACTGCTCCTACAAAAGAAAACAAAAGAAAAGAGAAACCCCTCCGAAGAGGGGCTTAAGGGGCTTAGCCGTTTACGGCAAGTACGAAGCCAGTTTCAGGACGGAGTACCTGAGTACCGTAGAGACGGTCAGCAGTGTACAGAGTACCCAAGAACTCTTGCTTGTACTGAGTTTGAGAGCGAACGCCCTGCTGCTCAGCCATAACCATAGTGTCCTTGTGACCCATGATAGCACCACGTACCGCACCACCAGCTGCGTTGTCGCCTGCAGTTTCAATGGTTGGGCAGTTGCTTGTTACGTAGATGTCAATACCGTAGAGGTTACCGATCTTACCGTTAACAACACCACGTCCGTCTACGAAGTCAGAAGAAACGTAGCGATCAATACCCATGATTGCATTACGCAACGCAGGAGGGATAGCTAGGAAGCGTCCGTCCATTGGAGTATCCTGATCGTCCATCTTCTGAACCATGTCACGGAAGAAGGCATCAGTGAACACATCAGCAGCTGCTACAGTGTCTACAGCGTACAAAGTAGTACCAGTAGAAGCATCATTGTAGTAGACGTTGCTGTGAGTCCAGTCTGAACCATCACCGTCACCAAAAGACTTACCAAGAGCAAACAAGTCATCATCAACCTGCTTAGCAAGTGCGTAACCAGCATCGCCAGTGTAGAACTGACGTAGAGACGCAAGAGCCTGTGCTTCTGTAATGTCTTCAATCAGACGTGAGTATTCAAAGTGCTTGTTGATAACAACCGTTACTTCGGTCTCAACAGCATTCTGAACAGTTACTGCGGTGTTCTCAACCTTAGCATTCGCTGCACCACGGGTGGGCTTAGGAATGTGGATGGTGTCACCTTTCTTGCCAGTCATTGACATTTTCTTGACAAGGTTAGCAAGTACTAAGTTTTTCTCATACGCAGCAATAACCTCATCACTCCAGATTTCTGGAATAAAGACTGCTGCTGAAGTGTTATCTACAAAACCACCAGTGGCGGGATATACTGAAGTAGCCATTTAAATTCTCCTAGAATTAGCTATTTGACCCTCCCTTCTTGATACGCTTTCATGATCTCGTCAGAAAGGCTTTGATATCGGTCAGGGTCGGTTTTCATAAGTTTAATAATGTCTGCCCTCCGATAAATCTTACGTGACTGACTGTCAGGGTTTCCACGAGCATTGCCAGTATTTGCTGACCTTACCGCTTCCTTCCGTCCAGCCTTCTCTGCCTGTGCAGTTTGAGTAACCGTTGCTTGACGCTCTTTCCACAGAGTGAATAGTTCGTTAGCAGCTTCATAGTCATACTGCTGGTCAGCTTGTACAAACAGTTGAGTCCTAATCTTAGAGCCTTGTATCCATTCTGCAAAGCGGTTGTCCTTAAGGATCGCTTCCATGTCTGGGTGTCTGCTCTGAAGCTGATTTAAAGCCGAGGCTTTCTTGTAGTGTTGCGTATACTGTTCAGCTTCTTTAATCTTAGGATGATTCTCAATTGCCCTACTTACTGCCTTGTCAGGATCAGTGAAGAAGTCGTAATCTTCATCATCAGACTTTTGTGGTGCTTGTTGTTGTGAGAGTTGTGTCTGAATGTAACTGTCAACAACTTTCCTTAACTCACCTACTTCACCGCTTTGTTTGCCCAACAGCTTTTCAGCTTCTTGGTGCATACGTGCAAGTTCCGCAGCAGACTTACCTCGGTACTTCTCAGGTAGGTCTTCTTGTGAAGGCTGTTGAGTTTGCTCCTGTGGAGACTCAAACTGCTCTTCCTGTGTGTCAAGTTCTGCTGTATCTACGTTATCCTCTTCGGGACGCTCATCTATTAGCTTTGCTGCCATTATTAAACCCCGTGCCTTAGCATTGTGGAGAATTGGTTTTGTAGAAGGACTCTAAGAGTTTGCCTTCCGTTCTTGTTTGATCTTTCTTTCTCGGTCTCTAGCCCACTTCATAGTAGCTCCTGCAAAGTCACCACTGTGAGGTTCTAGTACAGACCTGATTGGAGAGATCACTCTCTTAGCGTTTTTGCCGCACTCGCACCTAGTAAGTACAACATCATCACTAACAAAGTATTCTTTGGTGTGTCCATCAGGACACTGAAAATCTCTAATCTTCAGCATCAGCTACATCGTCTGCTTCAGCTTGCTCTTGAGCCGTAGCTACCTGAGTCTCAAGATTAAGGATGTTTGCCATAACTGCAAGTTGTCCTTTACGGAAGTAGAGGTCTTGCTCATCTTTAGTACTTTCAATTGAGTTGACACTCACTGCAGATGCTTGAATGTCTCCTAAAAGAATCTTCCAACCTTCTGTTCGGAACATATCATTTAGATCACGAAAGTACTTTTCTGTTTCTGGTGTCATTAACTGTTTCTCCTGTTCGGACAGTATAAATTATTGGTTGACTTTACAATCATACTATGCTATAGTATAAGTATATTATATCATACTTTTGACTAAATGTCAAGTTAATTTTTAGTTACTTTTTCACAGTCTTCATCTTCTTACCAGACTTAGTTTTCTTTGGTGGACGACCTACTTTGTTACCGTATGTACCTTTACCGTATGGCATTTGGATCACCTCCTCTTCTTAGCTGTTTTAGCTGCTTGTTTAAAGTTCTTTGAAGTTGGTGCGCCTTTGCTACCTACCTTACGCATCTTCTCTCCAGAACCCTCTTTGATACGCTTACGCTTAGCGTGTATGTTTGCGTATAGTCCTTGCTTTGGCATTACCATTTCACCTTATCAGCCCAGTATGCTGCAGACATCTTGCCCTTAGCAATGTTGGAAGCATGACGAGCTTTGAAAGACTTCTGTCTAGCTGTAGGTTTCTTATCACCACTAACGCCCTGCTGTCCAAACCTGATGGTCTTAACCTTGTCACCTTCCTTGGCAACAACTACGTGAGACTTCTTAGGATGACTAGGAGTTCTCTTCGGTTTGTTGAACCCGCTTACCCCTGCTCGTGCTAGTCTTGGGTCTTTCTCCTTGCTCATTAACCTTGTCCTCCAACGCTGCCAATCGCTCCAAGAGCTTGCTGAAGCTGCTGTTGATTTCCTCCAGCGCCTTGTTGAGTTGCACCTGCGATACTACCATTTGCTTGACCTCCTCGGTTTCTCAAGTCTATGTCTTTCTCTTTTAACAAGCGATCAGCTATCTTTAGCCTACGCTCAAACTCTCTATCGTCTTCCTCACCCTGACGGATGTTGGTAGTGATAGCCTTTAGCTTATCAATCTCAAGCTCCTGAGGAAGCATCTGAGACTCCATAGCGTACTTCTGCGCCCTAGCCATAGACTCTTGTGCTTGCGCCTCCAGAGCGGCTGTTTGGGCTGCTTGGAATGCCATCTGAGCTTGCATCTGAGCCTGTTGCATTTGCTGTGCTTCAGGGTTAGGTTGTGAGGCTTGCTTCATTGTAGCAATAAGCTCTTCACGGTTAGACAGGTTCATGTTGTCAATGATTGATTGAATCAAGACAGGGTACAGTGGGCTATCCTGTTGCATAGTCTGTAGCAGCTGTACAAGCTGAGTTACTTCATACTCTCGTGCAATGATGCCTAGAGAGCTGGAAGCATTAAACTTGTAGTCCTTGACAGGGTACAACTCAGGCTCAAACTGCATATACCTATAAGCTGCTTTTTTAACAAAAGGCAACAGGAAAGACTCTTGGAAGTTGATTAGAGTTCGCTTATGCCTTTTAATGATAGCGCCAAGAGACATAGAGATACCAGCAGCAGTAGCCTCTCCATTAATGTTTCCAGCAATACCAGCTGAATCAACCGCCCCAGTTGCTTGCTGAACCATGCCTTGCAGCGCCTGAGCTTGGGCAAAGGTGATCTGAGACACATTACCAAAGTTAAACGGATTAAGAATTTCTTTAGGATCGCCATTGGTTAGTATTAACTTCCCTGCTCTAATTTCTGGTTTAGTACCTCGTGGAATGCGTGTAGCGTCCATAGCCATCATAGGATGTACTGTGAGCGCCAGAGCGTCAATACGGGCACGAATCTCTGCGTCAAGTGCTTTCTGGCTGTTGTAACCCTTCTCACAAACACCACGTCCCCAGAAGCGTGAAGGTACTACGTCCCAAGGGAACGCAACTACAGGACGATCCTGCATCATGTAGGGAGACTCTTCAGCCTTGAGTAGGATACCGTCATTAGCGATAACAACAATAGCCTCTACATAATGAGACTTGTCTTCATCTTCTTCGTCTCCACCAAGGTCTTCGTACTCTTCGGAAGCCTCAAGCAGATGACGTGGCACTAAGCCGTAGTACTTAGTAAGACGTATCTTGTTGTCCTGATACAAGGTTAGTTCTTGGTCAGGCTCAATGTCCATATCCTCAGAAGCGTTACCAATGTATGTTTGACGATAAACACCCTGCTCCTGCAGTTGTTCAACCATGTGTCGTGGTACAAACTCATCCACAGCAACACCAAGAGCTTCCTCTACAGACGTAGCGATAGGATCAATGAGGAAGTTCTGTGGCATGACAGGGCGTAGCTTGACAACAACACGGTCACGAATGTTGACACCAACGGCTGTTAGGTCTCCGTCCATAATAGGCTGTGTAGCTGGTGACATTTCCTTTTCTTCAGAAATAACAATCTCAGCAACACCAGTACCAAAGACAGCAGAGTTAATCAAACACTCAGCTACTGCTTTACGAATTTTGGTCTTGTTAAAGTCTTCGTGCAGCTGGTTGCGTAGGTAGGCTATGTCACTAGCGTCAGGGTCATTACGATCATCAGAGATGTCAAACCACTTACCACGACCAAAGGTAGCTTCCTCAAGTTCCGCTACGGAGGACTCAACAGCCTGTTGTAGCGCAGGGGCAATGATACGTGATCGTTCACTGTCACGTGTCTTGTCCTCACTAGCCCAGATACCACGCCAGAGTCTATAGTACTCATCAAACTTTTCCGAGTAGTTTGCCTCATAGTGGTCACGCCACTTGTTGCAGTTGTACATTACCCAGTCTTCTAGTGACTCTTCAATCACCATTGGGGAGTCTTCTAAGCCTTCGTAGTAATCCATATTAGTATCCCGCTACTGCGTCCATTTCTTCGTAATCGTCAAACTCTTCCCAGTTACCTGCATAAGCTACTTTAGCTAGCTGGTCAACGTAGGCAAGAGCATCCACTAAATCGTCATGTGTCAAGGGGTCAGGAAACTGAAACAACTCATCAAGGAATCTACTGTTCCACTCTCCTTTACCAAGGGTTATGAGACCATGTTCAAATCTCCCCTGTAAAGCCCACATGATTCTGTCAGTTTTCTTTTGGTTACCGTGGGTGAGTTCCTCTACACGAAAGAAGAACCCCTGACGCTTCATCATGTCAGTGAGTGGGGACATTACCGCTTGCTTAGCAATTCCTCTCTCAATTCCAATACTAATCGGTTTGTAGTCTCTAACCACTTCAAAAATCTTTCTAGCAGTTTCTTCAAGAGTCCAGCGACCGTATATAATGTTTTCAACAAACCAGCCCTCCTCACCGACTTTAACCACTGCCATAGCGGTGTTGTCAAGTCTTGAATTCTTTGAGCGCTTCTTGCTAACGTCCTGAAAACCTGCCAAGTCAATAGCGACA